ATGCGCGTTAATCACTCCACCTCATCCGACTATTCGTATGCCGTCGGCGGCTACTTCGTGGGCTCCATGCCTAGGTGGTTCGTGGTGCTTCCTGGTGAGGTAGATTAAATCACTGGTTTATATTTGTGTCAACTCAAGGTTAAGGTTATTTGTAAATCTGAGGTTTATATGGCTGGTTTTTGTGACGCGCCTGCCGAATCGCAGGCAAAAAAATCCCGACGCTAAGGTCGGGATCGGGGAGTTCGGGGCGATAGCTTTGGGTCTAAACTGGTACGTTAGGATAAAAAACCCGGCTCGGTGGCCGGGTTAAGAGATAACTGTCAGGACTCTAATAGTAATTTCTTGGCAAAATCAATAGTATCTTTATGATTTGATGCAGGAATATGGTTTATCTTCTTAGCGTCCATTGTTTTCTTTATAGTATCGATAACCTTTTTTTGACCCGTAGTGGGGGATTCAGGTACTTCAATGGTAAAAAGAATATCATCAATCTTCAGTAGGTTTTCTTCTGCAGCTCGAGTAATCCTCATGACCCAAGTGTCGCTGTGCTCCATCATTTTCCCAGGTTCAGTCTGAGTGAATGCTATAGGCTTAATTGCGCATTGAATTTCATTGTGCCTTTTCGCTACTAAAGGCATTGAGAATTTTGCATAAAACCCATCGATAGACTCCTGTTTAAAAACATTTCTTAAACCATCAATCCTATCAATACTTCGCTTTAGCTCTCTGGCAAGCACATCCTCACGACGTTCTTTGGTGTAATCGGAGTGATTAACATATTTATTGTAAATGCGGGCTAAATCTTCCTTTGGGTTTGCGCTGAGAACAACCCTTGTCGTGCTGAACTGAAAGATTGATTCTTTTTTCGACGTGAAATATCTAAAGAATTGAGCAAGTTGTTGGTGCCCAGAAATCTGTGAAGCTTGTGCTTTTGCGAATTGCAACTCTCTTTGAATGGTGTCTTTGGCTACAGGGAAAATGCAATCATCGTGGAAAAAACTTTTTACACGAGAATCGTTTCGCTTAGTTATCTGAAAGTCAAAGTAATTTTCTTTTGGCGCGCAGATGACTACGCCTATGTTCGCAAACTCTTCAGTTTCCGCATAGGGCGCATACCTAACAATGCTGTAAAGGCATGGAGTTGTCATACTATCTCGCTCCAAAATTCATCACGGTCGCCTTTATCTAAGGTGTCGCAAACAAAAGGTAAAAACTCATCATCAACGATCCACTCATCCGGAATATCTTCAAGAATAGCAGGAAGCTTAACTAAGCTATCAACGACCTTCTGACGATACTCCAGACGATCTACTAAGTCATACTCCCACTTGCGATTACCAGGGCCGTAAACATGAACTAAAAAATCATCTGGACCAGCATTTTCATCAAAGGATAGATTATGGTCAATTAGATAATACTTATCGTTGCCAACGTCATAAAGAATATTAACGTTACCACCTTTGCTGGTAAGAGTCCTGTCGGCATTAATCACCCATCTATCAAACACATAGATTAGTTTCTGTTGTTCTACAGGTATGATGGATTCATTCCTTGACTGAGAGAAAGTCAGTGCCACCGCACCTTCGATGTAAAGTGACGCGAAGGCGTGACCAGTACAAATGTCACGTTGAAGATCCGGTGAATACTCAACAAGATCTTCCGGCACGAAGACGATTTTGAAGTCAGGCAAATTAAGGCCGATGTCGTGGGCCAGACAACCAGAAATAAACTCAGCCAAGAGATTTTTAGGTGGCATAGATGGCTTAGATTTCAAAACATACAATTGGCCATCATCACATTTGCAAAGATATGGTTGTGTAGAGCCTTCATTAATGCGACGAATTACTTCAACGACATTAGGGATTGCATCACTGTTACCTGCTTCGCGCTCCATTACTAATCCTTGCGTATTCGGGTTGCTTAACTGATGCCTTCTAATGTCGTGTCCATTAGGACAATGCCTAAAGGCAAGTCATGCCAAATCTAAACATCAATTTTTTGTTAGGTACTCAAATAGTTCCACTCGCATCATCTCAATCACCCTGCGACCTGATCCGCCCCTTCATGTACTTCTCATACAGCTCGTCCAGTTCTTTCAGGCGAATCGCGAAGATGCGGAGCATGTTCTGCTGCTCTTCTTCCGGCAACTGGCGGTAGAGCTCCAGCAGGCGTTGTTCGTCTGGCTTAAGCCCGTCTTTCTCACCAACATCCTCACCAAGTAACCATGCGACAGAAATGCCAACAGCGTCGGCTATGGCCAGTGCTGATTTCTTACTAATCACGCCTTTTTTGAACCAGCCGTTTACGGCCTGAGGGGTGACTCCAGCTATTCGTGCCATGTCTGCTTTGGTAACGCCACGATCAGTGATCTCAGTAAGGCGTTCTACCAGAACGAGGTTGGGTTCTTCTTTTCTCATAGGGTCATTGTAAATATTTGGTTTATACACACAATAAATCCATTGTTTGCATGAAGTATAAATCTGTGGTTTACTTCCGCTATCAATAAGCAGGAGAAGCACATGTCCGCACTCGATAAAGCAATTAAAGCCGCTGGCTCTGCCAGAAAGCTCAGCATCGCGCTTGGTGTGACGAGTATGTCTGTAAGTCATTGGAAGAATCGTGACCAGGGGATCGTACCGCCAAGCTATATCTTCCCAATTTTTAAAATGACAGGCGTAACCCCCCACGAACTGCGCCCTGATCTCTACCCGAACCCCACTGATGGTTTACCAAAGTAGGAGTGTTAACAATGCAAACACAATTTTTTCAACAGAATAACAGAGCGCCGGCAGAGCGCCTGATATTCCAATATCACCAAAACGAGGAATCGGGTGGTAGCGTTGCTCACCGTAATTTATGCGCAGCAGTCCGCGCCTGGGCAGCTGCGGAAGGGCGCCTGGTCGTTGCGCTGCAAATCAAGGAAGTGGCGGAAGAGATGGCGCTTGAAGGGATAGATCTCAACGTTCAGCCAGAGGTTTGGAACGTGAAGATGTTTCGTTGGTTAGACAACAAGGAGAAGTCAGCGACATACCAAGCGAACGTCGAATTGCTGGCGCCAGCGATTCTATCCGCATTGCCACTGGCGTATCGCGATCGCGTTGTTCAGCTCGATGATGTTGCGCTTCGAATCGCAAAAACAGTGAAGGAGGACGCCGAGGCTATTCAGGCCGTCATGCTCAAAGCGCCAAAGCAGGTTCGTCTGAAGGAGATCAGCGAAAAGATTGTCGCCAGCTTCTACCTGGACGGCCCGGACTCTGTGGCGCCATTGATGGCCATGGTAACGACGATGCTGGGTGGTGCGCTATGACAGATTCAGAAAAGGCGAAAGCCACTCTGCTCGAACAGAAGTGGCCTTCAGTTGCAACTAACGTCAGCCAATTGCGGAGATAAGTATGTCAAATACCGCTGAAATATTCAAATTCCCCACGCAAGAGGGGAAACAGGAGAGTCGCATGGCTGAACTGGAGAATGGCTATCTGCGCTTAGCCAACCAGATTCAGGATGCCCTGTGTATCGTGGAGCTATCCGGGCGCGAGTTCCGGGTGCTCAATGCTATCGTTCGTCTGACCTATGGCTGGTCAAAAAAATCTGACCGGATCGCCAATAGTCTCATTGCAGACAAAACGACGCTGAAGGTAAAGCATGTATCTGAAGCCGTGCTGAGCCTCGCCTATCGGAACATCATCATCCTGCGCCGCATTGGGCAAACCAGATACATCGGGATTAATACCAGCTTGGATAAATGGGCTTACACCAAGCCAAATTGCATGAAGTGTCCTGCAGCGTTTCCGCCTGCTGAGGTTGCCACATGGGTTATCTCGATCCCTGAAGTCAGTCTTTACAATCCCCAGAAAAAGGGATGGTTATCCCTGAAAACAGGGACAGTTATCCCTGAAAACGGGGATGGTAAAAATACCCCTCAAACCATCCCTGAAAACGGGGATGGTTATCCCCGAAAACAGGGAAAGGTATCCCTGAAAACAGGGAACACCAAAGACATTCTTCCAAAGACAAATATAAATACAGATCTAACCCCCTCTAATCCCCCAAGGGGGAAGGTGAAGTTTGACCCGTTGAGTGTCCCGGTTCCTGAATGGCTGGATGCGTCATCCTGGAGTGAGTGGGTCGCCTATCGCCAGCAGTCCGGCAAGGCCATCAAAACCGAACTGACCGTAACCAAGGCGTTCAGCCTGCTGAAGCAGTGTCTAGACGAAGGTCACGATCCGGTAGCAGTAATCAACGCCAGCATCGCCAACGGGTACCAGGGACTGTTCAAGCCAAAGTTCGGCCTGAGCAGTCGTATGCCGAGTAGGGATGTGAATCACATTTCCCAGCCTGATAAGACCATTCCATCTGGTTTCAGGGGGGCGAAATAGTGGACCCGTTACTGCAATACGCCTGTAAGCGTCTGAGCGAGCTTGAAAGCCTGCTGCTGGTGGACGTGACTGAAACCGTATGGCCTGCCGAAGTGGCTATGGTCTACGGACAGATTGAAAATGTCGGTGATCTTCCGGCGCATCACCAGCGCCGCCTGAAGCATCACATCAACCGCATGTGGCTGGAGAAAATGTCGGTACCAGCCATCGTCATCGCGGCCCGGTCGCTGGCCGCCGCCATGGAGGATTACGCGTGAGAGAAATCATCGTTGATAACTTTGCCGGCGGCGGCGGGGCGAGTACGGGTATCGAGCTGGCGATCGGCCGTAGTGTGGACATTGCCATCAACCACGACGAGAACGCCGTGGCCATGCACACCACGAACCACCCTGATACGCTGCACTACTGCGAGTCCGTTTACGCGGTTCGCCCGAAGGTTGCGACCGTAGGCCGTCGCGTTGGCCTGGCCTGGTTCTCGCCCGATTGCCGCCATTTCTCGAAGGCGAAGGGCGCTAAACCCGTTGAAAAAGCGATTCGTGGGCTGGCGTGGGTCACTTTACGCTGGGGGTTAGATGTCGATCCTCGCGTGATGATGCTGGAGAATGTCGAAGAGTTTAGAACTTGGGGGCCACTCCTGGCGGCAGAAATGCGTCCGGACCCGGCGCGTATCGGCGAAACCTTCCAGGCATTTGTCGGCATGCTGACCACCGGCATCCCGGCAGATCATCCTGCGCTTGTGGAGTGCTGTGACTTTCTGAAAATCCCTCTCGACGGCGATGACGCTGCGCGGTTGGTCAAAGGCCTTGGTTATGTCGTTGAGTACCGCGAGCTACGCGCATGCGACTACGGCGCGCCGACTATCCGGAAACGGTTCTTTATGGTCATGCGCCGGGACGGGGAGCCGATTGTGTGGCCGAAAGCAACGCACGGCGATCCGAAAACGCCAGCAGTGCAGAGCGGGAAACTGGCGCCATGGCGCACCGCGGCGGAATGTGTCGATTGGTCTATCCCGGCGCAGTCTATCTTCGACCGCAAAAAGCCGCTGGCGGAGAACACGCTTAAGCGCATCGCCCGCGGCATCCAGCGTTTTGTGATTGATAGCGCTTCACCGTTTATCGTGAAGTGCAACCACACCACGACGAAAGGGAAATACGACTGCTTCCGTGGGCAGTCTCTGGGGGAACCGCTGCAGACCATCACCAAAACGCATGGCTATGCGATCGCGACCCCAGTGATGGCTCCGCTGTTTGCCGGCACCGGTGGATCTGAATTTCAGATGAGGCCGCGCCCGGTAAACAAACCGTTCTTCACTCTGCTTACGCAGAACCGGACCAATGTCATCGCGCCCGTACTGGCCCCGTTGATCGCCCGGCAGTTCGGATCCAGCATCGGGCATCGCGCCGACGAACCGAGCGCCACAATCACCGCCGGTGGTGGCGGTAAATCGCAGCTGGTTTCCACGACCCTGATTCAGATGGGTTACGGCGAACGCCCTGGACAGGAGCCGCGCGTACCGGGCCTGCATAAGCCGCTGGGTACGGTGGTCACCGGTGGCGGCAAGTTCGGGCTGGTGGCCGCGAATCTGGTTAAGCACTTCGGTGGGAACTACCAGGGTGCTGGCGTGGCGTTGGATGAGCCAGCCCACACGGTCACCACCACGGATCACCATGGTCTGGTCACATCGCACCTGGTAATGTTGCGCGGCACCTGTCGGGATGGGCGGGTTGTTGATGCGCCAGCGCCCGGGTTAACCGCAGGCGGCCTGCATGTCGGGAACGTTGAGACCAGCCTGGCGACCGAAGGTTATGACGAGCAACGCGCGGCGCAGGTGCTGGCGTTCCTGCGGGAGTATTGCGGGGCGGATTCAGACGGACTGGTGACGGTTGACGACGTGGTCTATCGCATCGTTGATATCGGCATGCGCATGCTGCAGCCAGCAGAACTCTATCGCGCCCAGGGTTTCCCGGAGTGGTACATCATCGACCAGGACTTCCGCGGCGTGAAGTACGCGAAGGATAAGCAGGTGGCCCGCTGCGGCAATGCTGTGCCCCCGCCGTTCGCTGAAGCGCTGGTGAGGGCCAACCTTCCAGAACTCTGTGCGGTTAGGGAACAGGCCGCCTGATTTCCCCCCTGAATGCCGCTTAACCGCGGCATTTCTTCGCCTGATCGATAATACCGATCGATATCACGAGATTGATCTATGAAATCGATCAGATATTAACCGCGGTGCGTCAACAAATTATCAACCTGACATGGAGTGTCAGCGTCGCAATATACCCTCAGGCGCGGGCCTGCTACTGGTTTGGCAGGATTGAGGGGTTTCTAATCAGATATTTACCCCAGCAATTTCTGCCAGCTGTCGGTGTTAAAAATAACGGTCAGTTTTTACGTGGAGGTGGCGTAAAAATTTATTCAAATCAATCAGATGAATGGGCTTGCGTATACATGCGGTTCACGTGCATACTTAAGCCAAACGGATATTTACTGTTTATATATACAGTATTTTGTTGTATGGTTTAAGTGCTACAAAAAAAAATGAATTTTTCTTCCGGCGAACCTATTAGGAAATTTGCGCCATTTGTTATTTTGGCTCTATGAAGTGGATTTCTCCCCGCCGGGGGAGGGTATTTGTGGATAGCAAAGTGAGGGGGTTGATGTGAAAGAAAAGCAGGAGCAGGGTGACTGGTACGACATTATCAGGCGTTCAGACGGCAAGCTTATTGGTTCAATGCCGTTTGAAAGCCGATGTCTCGTTTACACCAGGAATGGCATGGTGTCGTGCCGCCCGCTGCTGGAGGATGAAGGGATTTTTAATCTTTCTTCCGGAACCCGTTTTCTTCGCCGCCTCGGCTACCACGTCAATCAACCCTCTGATATTATGATATCAACGGACTGAACACCCGTTGACCTGATGCGCCACGGAGAACACCATGGCGCAATTACAACTCATCAAGAATTCTGCAGGAACACTGATCCCCGCATCACCGGAGACCAGCGAATTACTGCAATCAAAAATCAAGCTCGGCGCCGTGCTGGTGGCCGACTTCAAACAGGTCCGTAACCCGGCCTTCCATCGTCGCTTCTTCGCTCTGCTGAATCTCGGCTTCGAATACTGGGAGCCAACCGGCGGCGCTATCTCCTCCAACGAACGCAAGCTGGTGACCGGCTACGCCAAATACCTGGCATCGTTCGGCGGGAGTGAAACCGCGCTGCTGGATGCTGCTGAGCAGTACCTCGAACGCATCGCCGATAAACGCACTGGCAGCATCAGCGCCTGCAAATCCTTCGACGCGTATCGCGCCTGGGTAACCATCGAATCCGGGCATTACGACGCCATCCAGCTGCCTGACGGCACACTCCGGAAGCATCCCCGCAGCATCGCCTTCGCCAATATGGACGAGACCGAGTTTCAGCAGCTCTACAAAGCCGCGCTCGATGTTCTTTGGCGCTGGATATTGTCGCGCTCATTCAGGGACCAGCGCGAGGCTGAGAACGCCGCTGCGCAACTGCTGAGCTTCGGAGGCTAACCAGATGGCGAAATCATGGTTCCACTACACCGAATGCACAACTGAGCAGGCCGATGAACTTCAGCGGCAGTACCAGCGCCGCGGCTTAGTTGTTAAGCGCAGCCTCAATCCTGACTTCATCACCTGGACCGTCAGCGTAGAGCGGCAGGAGGTTACATACCTCGAGCCTACGCCGCGGACATACCTCCAAAAGGCGTGGAGGTGAGCATGGCTAAGAAACCCCGCCGTAAGTGCGCAAACCAGAGCTGCCGCGAGTGGTTTCACCCGGTCCGTGACGGTCAGGTGGTCTGCAGCTACGAGTGTGCCACCTCCGTTGCTAAAGCGCAGACCGCGAAGAACCGAGCCGAGGCTCTGCGTGCTGAGAAGAAGCGCCAGCGTGAAGAGGAGAAAGCCGGGCGCCAGCGCCGCCGCGAGAAGCGTGTAGCATTGAAAACCAAAACGCAGTGGAAGAGTGAGGCCCAGACCGCATTCAACCGTTACGTACGCCTGCGCGATGCCGGAAAGCCGTGCATCAGCTGTGGCCGCCTCCCTGCGCAGAAGTATGGCGGAACCATGGACTGTGGGCACTACCGCACCCGCGGCGCTGCCGCGCACCTGGCCTTCAATCTGCACAATACCGCAGCCCAGTGTGTCCAATGCAACCGTGACCGTTCTGGTGCCCAGAAAGCGTTTGAGCAGGGGCTGATTGAGCGGATCGGGCCAGAGAAAGTCGAAGCGCTAAATAACAACAACGCCGTTCGCAAGTTCGATATCCCATACCTGCAGCGCATCAAATCCATTTTCACCAGTAAAGCCCGCGCGCTGGAGAAGCGCCGCGCCCGTCATCAGGAGGCAGCATGAAAATCACTTACAGCGACGAAGGTACCCATGCCCGCATCTGGCTGACCGGTCCATTCTGGCAATTAGGCATGGCCCGGCGCGTTGCTGATGCTGGCCTTATGGCTTCTCCCGTAAATTCGTGGGAATCAAAAAGGCTGACTTTCCAGATAACGCTCTACGGGAAGAGTGCTTATGTGCTTCGGGCCTATAAAGCGATAGCCAAGGCGGCCGCATGAAACCAGAACTGATCGAATCGCTCCGCATGCGCTGGCTGCGCCTCCGCATTTATCGCCGCCCGGGTACGGTGCTGGTGGACTATCGCATTCTTCGTAACTTTATTCGTATCTACTTGATGGCAGGAGCCGCAGCATGAACCTCGAAAACACCGTGAAATACCACTTTGCAAAGTCCACGATGTTCAGCGACTCCCCGCGCGCCACCGCATCAGATTCCCTGACCGGCACGGACATAATGGCAGCCATGGGCATGACGCAGGAACGCGCCGCCATGGGGTATAGCGCTTTCCTCGGGAAGATGGGGATCAGCCATAATGACCGGGAGATGGCGATTGCGCTGCTGGCCGAGTACGCGTTGACAAAGTGCGATAAGGTTGCCGCGCTGCGCAAGCTGGGCGACGGGGTGAAGCCGCTGGTAATGCATCAACTGGCCACGTTTGTGTTTGAGGACTATTCCCGCAGCGCCGCCAGCGTGAAACATTGCGATTGCTGCGCGGGGCAAGGGTTTATCGAGGCTGATGTGTTCACCAACAAATACCGGAAGCCAGAAGGCAAGATGACCGTGGCCGGAATGGTGAAAGTCAAAGAGACCGTAAAAGTGCTTTGTAAAAAGTGCAACGGTGCAGGACGGGTGAGCGCAGCCTGTAGCGATTGTCGGGGGCGCGGTAAAGCCGTAAACCAGAAGGAAACGAAAAAGCAGGGGGTGCCGGTATTCAGCACCTGCAAGCGCTGTAGTGGTCGCGGTTATGAGCGGATCCCTTCGACAGAGGCCCATGCAGCTGTTTGCCAGATTACTGATGCAATCAGCCTGGATACTTGGAAGAAGTCGGTTAAGCCGTTTTACGACCAGCTGATCACGAAATTTGATATCGAAGAAGCCTGGGCAGAAGCGCAGCTTAAGCAGATAACACGATAATGCTCACGAAAACGTCTTACGTTTCAATCGTGGGCTATTTACTTTTCCCGAATCTGTGTTAATTTTGTTCCAACGATGGGCATTGCGTGTTCACCGTTAAGAAACCCGCCACCGAGCGGGTTTTTTATTATTTGCGCCCTTCGTGAGTTGCCCGTGAAATCACTGTTCCTAACCAGAATCAAGACTCCTGGGGAACCTCACACCTCTGGAGGCTCCCTCCGTTCTTCATGCAGATTGCACTTCACAAACTTGTGATATCTACCTAACGACCAGGACAGGGCATTTCGCGTGCCGTACAACAGCCGCAGCATTCGAACCTAGCAGATATGTGGATATATCAGGTTTATGGGATGCAATAATGATTAAGTCAGCATTTATCATGTCTGCGAGCTTAAGGATCTGGTCTTTTGGTGAACCAGTTACGGCGTGAGTTAGTATTTTTTCGTCAGGTATTCGGAATTTCTTAACAATTTCATCCAGCTTTGATAAGGCAGTACGCTGGAATTCTTCCAACTTAGTCATTTCGGCTGCATACGCCAGTCCTAAGGCTGAATAATAAGGAAGTGAAGGAATAACAGTAAGGAAATGGACTTTAGAAGTGTTAAGCACTGCATGCGCCCGAACATAAGGAATAACCATGTGCGTCAGGTCATCCTCTGAAATGTCAATGGGAACCAAAATTGAGTTGTACATCTGATCCTCCAGTTTTTTTGTATACATTAAGGTTAGTCCTCTGCAGGTCATCCATAGGCGCCGAGATGGTGAAGTTACGTAAAGTGTGCATTTGATTTTCAGGGGGGCTACGCAAAGTTCTGCGCATGGGAATATTTGAAAATTAACGCGTCACACGGTACGGTATGTTCCGTGTGTGCAACCCGGCTAACAATACACTCGATCTTTCCAATGCCACGGAGAAGGCGATGACCTAAACAGGTGGGATAGACAAGCAGTCTTCGTTGCTGACTACTGCCCTCAGAGGCTTCATAGCTTAATCCGAAACCAGCTACTTTTTTCTTAATTTAAATAATGCTTTGATTTTATTTATTTATTGTATTTTTCCCGCGGGTATATTCATCTTCTTCCTGATATAAAGCCTAAAGCGAAGCCTATGCCGACAGCTAAGAGAATGCTTGTCGCAGGGTATGATTCAACTTTATCCTTCATGTTGTTAGCTCCACTACGAAACGCATCATCGGTTTTAGAGGCATATTTTTTTACTGTTTCTTTAAATTCATTCTCAGACGTATCGGGTGATTTATTGAACATGGTACACTCCAGTGCTTGAAATAATTTTTTTAAGTATAGTAAGAATCCGTAGGAAAATGAAAAATTCGGGCGGGGTAACATGCCTTAGATTATTTTAATCTTACAGAGGTTGTTTTATATATCACGATATATGGATTTAGAATAGTCGGTGTTGAGGTAGTGAATGTCCTATACTAATAGTAACCTTTAAACGTATGGTGCTGGAGGGGGCTATGCTAACTTATTTAAAAACTCCAGTCACTGATGTCGGATCAATACAAGAAGAATCGCAGCACTCCATTAACGAATGGGAGGATGAAGGAGGGGCGTCTAATAAAATAAATGAAGATATTGATGTTCAAAAAAATAATAATGTGAATCTGGGGGCGGGTTTAATCTGCATTGATAATTTAGATGAATAGCGAAGGCGAAGCGCACTTTGTTTTACTGACGGTTAGGTTTTATCCATCGCCGCCCAGAATTTTGGCCATAAAAGCTACTCCCAAATAGTTTAGCCACACAATTGAAACTGCCCTAGATTTATGTGCTTGTCCACAAATACTGCTCAACGCTTTAACTTTTTACGGTAACGATTATTTGCGTTGGCGCCGACTCTATTTGAGATGAAGAGCTCCTCTCACGAAACGTATTGGATAGCAGAACGGATATAATCGATGGGCCTTCTTCCATTAACCGGACTTCAGACAGGAGGAGAGTGGTGGGCGAATGGGGCATGGATGAGGCATAAAAGTGCCGCAGGTGATATGCAAAAGAACAGATGGATGCATTTCACGAGCGGCAAGTAACTGTTAAGTACTCAGGAATTAAGGACAATCCCACAAAGATCAGTAACAGCGCTTTAAATCATGGACTTCCAGCTTTACTCGCTGGGCGCAGCCTTAGTCTTTCACGAGATCTTCTTCCCGGAACAGTCGGCGGCGATGGCGCTGATTCTGGCGATGGGGACCTACGGTGCGGGCTATATTGCCCGTATCGTCGGGGCCTTTATCTTCGGCAAAATGGGCGATCGCGTGGGGCGCAAAAAGGTGCTGTTTATCACCATCACCATGATGGGGATCTGTACCACCTTGATCGGTGTACTACCGACCTATGCGCAAATTGGAATCTTCGCGCCGGTGCTGCTGGTGACGCTGCGTATTATCCAGGGGCTGGGCGCGGGTGCCGAAATCTCCGGCGCGGGCACTATGCTGGCGGAATATGCCCCGAAAGGGAAACGCGGCATTATCTCTTCGCTTGTCGCCATGGGCACCAACTGCGGGACCCTCAGCGCCACGGCGATCTGGGCGGTGATGTTCTTTGCTCTCGACCGTGAAGAGCTGCTGGCCTGGGGATGGCGTGTGCCGTTCCTGGCCAGTGTGGTGGTGATGATCTTTGCCATCTGGCTGCGGATGAATCTTAAAGAGAGTCCGGTGTTTGAGCAGGTCAATGCTGAAGAAGCCCCGGCGCAGGCCGCCGCGCAGGAAAATACCCTGGGAGCGATGGTGAAGAGCAAATCGTTCTGGCTGGCGACAGGCTTGCGTTTCGGCCAGGCGGGTAACTCCGGTCTGATCCAGACGTTCCTTGCGGGCTATCTCGTACAGACGCTGCTGTTCAACAAAGCCATCCCGACGGATGCCCTGATGATCAGCTCTATCCTTGGCTTTATTACCATTCCGTTGCTGGGCTGGTTGTCTGATAAATATGGCCGTCGTCTGCCTTATATTTTGCTGAACATTTCCGCCATTATTCTGGCCTATCCGATGCTGTCGCTCATTGTCGATAAATCTAATACGCCGGGAGTGA